ATCATAAAGATCACGATTCGAACGAAACATCTCCATTGCTAACGACCGTGGAACACGATCACTAGCATCAGAGAGATCGATCGTTGCTAATCGACCTGTTTTCGAACCCTTCATAGCGAGCTTTTGATTAATCGACTGGTCGGTGAAATTAACACGGCCAGCCGATAACCAATGTGATTCAAGCTTGGCATAAAGCCAAGCCCGAATACCCTGCTGCACATATTGCATGCAGACGGGCTCAATTGCTATGATCCTGGGCGCTTTCAGCGTCTTTGGAACGGTAACAACCCTAACAGGTTGTTCTTCCGATTCCGGCACGATCGTAACCATTTTGAGCTCCTCAGAATCGACAGGGGTACCCAACGGGTAACCATTATCGATAAGAGGGAAGTAAGGCTCAAGACGATTGTGCCATCTACGCCAAATAAATTTCTGATTTCCAGAAATCGTTTCGGCAGTAGTTCCGGGACCGTGGACTGGAGTACAATCAGTGCACTGAAAATCAGAGCACATATTGTCCCAGAGCACAGAAGAAACAGCCAAAAACTTGGCACGCTCTTCCTCGGAAAAAGAACTTGCTGAGAGCGAGTCCTCAATTTCAATGTAGTTTTCAAGCGCGGATTGGACCCTTTTCGGGGTGCAGTCCATCTTAATTTTGTTGAGAGTAAGGCATATCTGCCGTACAGCATCAACATAGTAAGAAAAATCGCTTGGAGAACCTCCAACATTGGGGGATAACTCATTGTAAATTACCTTTCCTGTCTCAAAGTTGAAGATATGACTTGTGATCCCCTGCAAAAATGCGGGCATCACAGACCCCTTCGCTCGTTTCCAACGAGAGAAGAGGCTTGAGTCAACAAACCCGTTCTCCAGGCCTCGCAAGAGGTCACTGGCGAATTTGGGAAGGGTTATCGTTAAAAAGGATAGCCCCTCGTCTTCAACGCGTGATCTAATGGTTTTAAGATCACGGTTATCAGAGACGTCAGCGGGACACTTACTGGTCATGTCTATATAGACACATGCCAGTAACTCCAGATAATCACTTACGTTGCTTTTCAAATTAGCCTCCTTCATTCGGAAGCAAAATTTCAAGCCACGTATGTTTACCTTTCGTCGAACTGACGATTGCAATCAGACACTTCTAGATTGTTTTCTGCTTTTCGGCTGAAGGAGAATCTATCGAAGATTTAGGGTTGCTAGGAATAACAACCTTAATTTCCCCGCCACCTCCTTTCGAAGAAACTTGTGATGATGAATCATCATCGTCAAGCTCAAGATGGGATGGCAAAATAGCCACCGCGATCTTTAGGATGTCTTTCAGAAACGATTTGTAACTGAATTTCATACTAGGACTCCTGGCCGTAAAGCTTACCAATCGCAGTGCTGTCTAACCAGGTTTTAAAACCGGTTATAAGCTGATCAGTCTGCGTCGATGTGAACCCCGCTAGGGGTCGATCGATTACGACATAAAAGCTCAACGTTTCGTAGTCGTTAACAGCAGTTAACGGGTCCGGAACAATCGCTTTTTGGTCAATCCTGGCCACCGAGCGAACTCGATCACCAGAAATAACTTGGTGCGAAATAGTCAAAGTGAAGGTGCCATCAGATTTCTGATAGACACACTTCTTGCCATCGATTTGTATTCGTGGCATTGACTGAGCTACAGCATTGACAGTAACTGATTGTGGGTCGGCAAACATAGTGGTTGATCTCCGAAGTTTATGGAGCAATTAACCTACTAGGGGATACATGGGTGCTCAATTCCACGCATCTTTAATTCTAGTAGCAGATTGACCGCAGGCTCGATATACGTCTGGCTTTCACCAGCGAGTAATACCGAGAGCTCCGGCGATCGCTAACTGACGTGGCGTTAAATTAGCCACGCTCAGGTTAAATCCGTATGGACTAGCATCTTCTTGTCGCTGTTTAACGTCAAAATGACGGCTAAACACGCAAATCATATGTTTCGTTTTGAAGGGAAGAACTTGAATAAATTGTCTTTCCTTCTTCGTTTCACATGAGACAAAGAGATATTGGGACGCAACCGAATCGAGAAGGTAATCATTTGCACGGTCAATTAACTTGCCGGCATTTGAAATCCAATCGAGGGCCCACGTCCAGGGTGTTGCTTTATAGATATTCGATGGACTAATTCGAACCCCGTACAACGTCAATTGACGCTGTATGGATCGAAGAGCAGAGGAATAATCCTCTCTAGTCAAATCGAATTCTGGTCTGTAGTAGCGGAATTTCCCAGAGGCTGATACGGTTGTCGTAGTGACATCCTGTACCATCCAAAAGGGTCCTCCGTTACACCAAGCAGTAGTATCCATATACGTAGTCGGGTACATTTTATTACCCGATGTCGGATTTATGTATATACTGCTCGTAACAGACTTCGAGAGGGTGGCGCGCTTCCTTACCCATTGGTTATTTTGAGCAGTTAATTTACTGATCAAAATTTCCGTGTTCACGAAGGTTTTATAAAAACCATCGAGATCATTGAGAAAAGGAACCCAGCCGAACTGGTGGTTCAAGAAGTGATCAGCAGTCTTTTTAGGCTGCATGATTTTGCCTAAAGTTTTCCCGCCCATAGCCTTCCATACATCATGGAAACCATGGGCAGTAGTCTTTAGCATATGGGGTAAATCCCGCAATTCAGCGAGAAATACTCCACCACTAGCTTGTTCCAGCTTTGGCCTAAGCTTAGCATAAGCCGTATCACCCCATGATGAAAGATCCTGAACCAGAGGGGAATTCTTACTAAGATATTGAGAAAAGGGTGCAATATTGAACCCAGATCCAAAATCGAGATCCGATGGTGGCTTAAAGCCCCCAACGAATCTCTCGAGGTTATCACCTCGAACGTAAGTACCCTTGAATAATACAGGATCGAGCTGCGTTGTCTGAGTATTCACGCTAGGCTCACAAGAGACAATCTTTATAGATTGAAAGGGACCACCCGTTCGATAGGGCGCACGTCCATGGGTTTCATCCCATGTACGCTCTGCCTTAAGTCCTGGGTAGCCCAAGCTGCCAAGGCCATTATAGGCTGCGGCTGGCGTGGGAGACCCCCAAGGCTGATTTGTGTTACTCCTAGATTGGAAGTAACCCAAAGACGTCAGGACCGGATTGGGTACCGGAACTATACGTGTTCTAACCCTGCTCTTGGTTTCATTCATAGCAAACATCCTCCAAACGGACGAATTGATAGATTCTTGCGAATCATTGCACTGCAATCAATTCGCATAATAAGAGACACCATCGCTGGCATCTCAGCTCCCGCTAGATGTCCGATCGCCGGGGTCGCAGGCGGCTCCCCGGGTCACGGTCTGGTCCGGTTTTTAGGCGGCCAGAGCGAACGCGTTGTCGTTCGCTGTTCTTTTTTTGCCCGTTTTTACGAGGCCTCGGGCGCCTCGGCACGCAACACGGACTTTGCTTACCCCCGTCGA